TCCCGCACACGCGGGGGAAGTCCCACACGTCATCGGGAACACGTCCCTCCGCAGAGGCCCGCTTGTCGTGGTACTTGGTCTGCCGGGCGGAGGGCACTCGTACACTGTCTGTGTACCACTCGGTTCCAGGCCGAGAGAAGCGTAGGATGGGACGGTAGCCGTTGCCGAAGTCGCTGTTCCGGTGCTGTCCGAAGGTGAACCGCCACAGAAATAAACGGACCTGCCACTCTGAGGGGGAATCCGATCTCCAGCATCCGAACCACCTTAGTACATCCGAGAGGTAAATATGGTTTATGCTTAGCCAGAATACCTTTGGATCATGTAACAAAGCTGCTGTGGCTATCCCTTCGAGAAGCCAGTGCAGATAGTCGTTACGCTGATCCGACACACCGCCATCATAGACTACACCCAAGTTGTCGGGGGGATCAGCGAAGATCATCGTGGCTGGAGGTAGAGTGGGGAGTATTTTCAGGAAATCCCCACAGAGAATGGCGTGTTTACTCATTCGGGCCTCCACGTTGCGTCACGGAGGATGTTATCCTGCTCGATGCTGTCGAGAAGGTCCTCAATGGCGTGATCGGACATGGGTTCATATGCCTCGCAGGCCCTGCTCGTGGACCACTCGTGGTCCCCCGTCAAGCGGCACTTGAGTCCGAATGGGTCGTAGAAGGCGCAATCGCTACAGTGCTTCTCTATCATACGTCACCACCCAATTACATCGGAGGGTACGAGAGACTCCACGAAATCCGTTTTGACTTGACGGTGATTTTTCCCATCTACGAGGCCTTGTTCGTAGGCCTGCTTGACCAAGTTTCTTATGGCCTTTCGTAGCTCTTTCTCACAATGAGACCGGAGCAACTGGGCCGTTATTTGAAATCCGGTATCCCAAAGTAAACGAATTACGGGACGGTAACATGGGGTGTCTGTTTCGATTTCTACGGCGACGGCCGTGTCGGTCTTACCGGCTTTGAACTCAATGTTAAACATTGTTTTCTCCTCTCTCTTCCTTCTGTTGTGGATTCACCAATGGCGACAACTCTCTTAGGGCTTTATCGAAAATCCCACTCGGTATATCGTCCATCTGGAGACGATATCGGAGTTTCTCCCCCCGGTCGAGAAAAAGGCTTAAGGTGGGAGGAACATGGTTGTTGGTGTGGAAAATGAGATGGTCCCCGAATGTGACGCCATGACGGATGGGGACAAAGAAGAAAAACCAATGGCCTTCATCTGTCTTAAATCTGGCACGGACCAGGGTATGGCACCGGCAGGGGTTGTATGCCTCCACCACGATAAGGTGTTTCCCTTCGGGTGAGTTCTTGGCCGGTCGTTGTTCTTCCATTCCCCCATTGTACCAGTAACTACCATACAATGCAATACCCAATCACAGGTTTAAGAAAAAAAAGATGGTGGGTTGACTCCCTGCGGGGGTGGTGGTATAATAGGGGTATGGGAATCTGGCAACTTGCCATCATACAAGCCTCGGCGGGGGCGTGGAACTCTTCCTGCCTATTCCCAGCCACTATCCCCCGCCTCTTTTTGAAAGGGACCGACCGTGGACGAAAAACAGAAGTGTTGTGCATCGTTGAGGGGGGAGGGACCAGGGGGGGAATTTCATCGGCACCAGTGCTCAAGGAACGCCACGGTGGAACGGGGCAGAAAGATGTACTGCAAACAGCACGATCCAGCCCAGGTGGAGATGAGATTGGCTGAGTCCATCAGAAAAGAGAAAGAAAAGTGGGACGGTGAACGTAAGATAAGGGAGGAGTACGCACGTCTTCACAAAGCATTCCCCCTGTTGGTGGAGACCCTCAAGACGGTACGTCAGAAATTTGATGATTGGACTCTCGACTATCTTGATATGGAAATGGTGGACAAGGCCCTGGAAGCTGTGGGGAGTAATCGTGACTGATTTGAATTATCCACAAACGGACATGGGAAACGCTCTGCGGTTCGCCACGGATTACGGGAACAAGGTGAGGTACGACCACACGAGCGGTAAGTGGCTGGCCTGGGACGGTAGAAGGTGGTGCAGGGATGGGGGGGAGGGACAATGGGGGGGAACCTACCATGAGTGATTTCCAATTTGAGAAGGGTCTTAGAGAGCATCAAGAAGAGATGTCCAAAGAGATACAACGCCAGAGGGAGATACCGGCAGAATGTTCGACATGCTGTTACTCTACGGTGGGGGTTAACCTTTGTGGGTACTATCCAGGAAATCCGAAACCAATAGAATTGAGAAGGGGGTTTCCGTGCTATAGATACGAGAAGGATGTAATATGGAGGAAGAAAGAAGGCCAACTTGGCTGAGATACAAAAGTCTGCCAACGTAGTGTTCCTAAAGGATGTTAAGTCGGAAACAACTGAGTGGTTGTGGCCCGATAAGATACCCCTGGGGATGTACTCCATGCTGGTGGGCGTACAGGGAGGGACGAAATCCTTCTTGTCGCTGTATATGGCGGCGCAGATATCTACGGGGAGACCGTGGGCGGACGGGGAAGGAAAGAAGCAGACTATTGGGTCCACCATCATACTGTCCACGGAGGATTCGGTCTCGAAGACGATCAAACCACGGTTGCAGGCTGCACAGGCGGACATGGGGAAGATCGCTGTGATACCCAGTTTCAACATTGGGGATAAGACCAAAGGGCTGTTCAATCTTACGAAAGATTTGGACGTACTATGGGATGCGGTCAAGCAGATACCGGACTTGAGACTCATTATCATTGATCCCATTTCGGCGTACATGGAGGGGAAGGATGAGAACAAGAACTCGGAAGTGAGAGAGTACCTTATGCCCCTGTCGGTGATGGCAGCGGAGAAGAATATCGCTATCGTGGGTATCAGCCACCTGAACAAAAATGAATCAGCCTCCGCAGAGCACAGGGTTATTGGGTCCACGGGGATTTCCGCTACGGCGCGAGCTATGTGGTTGATACAGACGGACCAGAAGGATAGAGACCGCAGGAAAATGCTGTTCTTCAAGGGTAATCTGTCCCCTAAGACCACGGGGCTGGCGTACAGGATTACGTCTGCTCCTATCGTAACGGAGGATGGGAAGACTGGGCAGGTTGGATATTGCCTGTTCGAGAAAGGGATTCTGTTGGAGACTGCAAAGGAAGAGTTGGCTCCTCCGCAGGGTCAGAATGGGAGGCCGAGGAAGCAAGAAAGCGCAGGGGATTGGCTGTGGAAGTACCTATCGGATGGGCCGAAGCCAGCAGCAGATGTATACAGGGATGGAAAAACGGAGGGATATTCGGAGAGAACCCTGCAAAACGTCAAGAAGAAAGATGAGATACAGGCTGTGAAGAATACCCTACCGGAAGGGGGGGGATACTGGGAATGGTCCCTGCCTACCCTCGATTAGACGCTAAAAACGCTAGGTCGCAAAAACTCCCCCAGAGACCCCCATATTTGCGACCTTCCCATTTTCACCCCCCCCCTTCTTGCACCCTTCAAGGATATTAGAGTAATAACGTGGAAGGTTGTATAAAGGGGTGTCTTAGGACGTGTATTTGCGACCTTCCCCTCCTTTGCGACCTTCCGTAGGTATAGACTGTAACGATTGTAGGGGTTGGTATTTTCTGTATTTTTTCGGCGTGGGGGAGGTCTTTGGCCGGGGTTCGCCCGCGTCTCCGGGGGGCCGGCTGGGTTATCGGACGGTGTGGTTATCGGACCTGGGTGTTATCGGACGTGGGCTTCCTCCACAGAGAAGAGGCAGACATGGGCATGGATAGGGGAGGGCGCCTACTAATGGTGCGTGCTTGGTCCCAGGGCATGGGCAAAGAGGGCGTCTGGAATACGCTACAATGGGCGATCTACCTGTGGAGGGTATGGGAGGGCACACACACTATCGACCCTGCGGAGGGCTGCGATAACGGGCGCGGACTATGGGCAATTGGGTACTATGGGTCGGACGGGCGGAGGATCAGGCATTGTAGGGCGTGCTCGGCGGGTGGGACGCAAGACAAAGCCCGCCACACGGGACGGGCTGTGCGAAGGATGAAACGCTATGTCACAAATAACGATTGTTGTTTATGACAATGGGCAGTAATATCGGGCTGCTGGATTATCTCCTTTAGACCACCGGTAGCGTATTTTCGCTACTCGGAATTGATACCCTTTGTGCGCCATTTTGATGCCCAACCGGCGAGCAGATGATTTGGCATTTGAGCGGTTCCTATGTGTGGACCATACTACATCATTTGAGACGACATACCACATAGTTCAATCCTCCTCTTCGGGTCTACAACAGGCATTCGCGGCTTCCATCCCCAAACACACACTACCACATTCCAGGCAATCCCATGCTTCCCATTGCGTGCTCCTCTTGCCCGTGCTGGCCGAATAGACATCGCCCACAACGCCCATGTAGTCGGCGTCTGGACTAATCCCATCCATCCGTCTGGCCAGCATCAGCGCACGCCATCCACCGTGTATCGTGTCCACACGCGCTTGGCGTGCCAGTCTGTCGATTGCTTTTTCTCTTTGCGTCAGCATGTTCAATCCTCCAGGTGCTACAACAATGCCAAGAACACCCATAACGTCAATACCCAAATTTCACGGCTCATCGTTCAATCCTCCACGGCACTATCGCCTATGGATAGTATAGCATACCCTGCGGAGAATGCAAACGAAATCCATACAAATGGCATGTTTTACAAATGTACAAGGAGAATTTTTGGTATTAAAAGCCCGAAAAACCCCCATCTCTCTTTTTCTACCTACTACACTTGTAGAAGCTCAATTCCCCTACATATGTCCAGAACGCCAGTACCCATATCTCCCTGGCGAAGCCGCGGTATCGTGAAGGCCCAGGAACCGTCTCTCTCGTCTGGATCATCTTTCCCTCCACACACATGGTCCATACCATTTCCGACTCTATAGTGACAGTGTTTTCCAATGTACGGGCTGGTGTTCATTGTCGTTACTCCAAACTCCAGGAATAAGGATAAGTCGTTGAAGTGCTATCTCACGCGTATACTGGCGTATACGAAAGGTGTTTCATCCGAAAAGCCTTCTCCGCCGTTTTCAACCATATAATCCTTCTCGTTTATGGCCACTTGATCAACCGTACTGGCCTTTGCAACTTCGTCCGCCAGAGCTTGGCTCCCATTCAAATCCCAGTCACCTTGCGCCAGTTGATCCATCGCGTCTTCTAACGCTTCTCGGTCGTTGTTGCCAATACCCGTGGCTACGTCCGTAAATTCTGTAGTACATACACCACAGCCTTGGAAGTAGTCTGACCACTCCAGGCCGTGCAACACAATTTCATAGTCTTCGATCTTCTTCATGGTCAATTCTCCTTGTGTTCTGCCTTCTCGGCAAGCTCATCGAAGTTACTGCAATCGACGCCGAAAACTTCCAAAAGCCTTTGCAGATCGGCCAGTTCCTCTGCTTCTATCTCGGCATAGTAGTCGGCGTCCGAGTCACTTTCCACGCTCCGTAGACCGCCTGACTCCAACACGACGTCGCGTCTGTCTCCCATCTCGTCCCCATAGGACAGTTTCGCACGGGCATGAATGCCGACGAAATACCAATCACCCCGCCGGAGAGACTCCATGCGCCGATAATCCTGCTCGACCGATTCTGGATTGCCGGACTGTGCGCCGGATATCGCAGCGATGAAATACCGATACTCGTGCCTGCCGGCGCAGCCTTTCTCTTTCCGGTCGATGGTTCTGTCGGCCGGACCAAGATCCTCCGAGTATTCGCCCAGATATGACGTATCCGGGTCCGTATCTATCGCATGTACGATAACAATTTTGTCAATTCGGACCTTCATGGTTCAATCCTCCTTCAAGCTATCCTCATTGCTTCGATTTTGATCCTCTACCAGTCGATCTTTTTACCCTCGGTGGCGGCGTCGGTGGCGGCGTCAGCCTTGGCGTAAGCGGCCTTGGCGTAGGCGTCTGCAGCGGCCTTGGCGTCGGCGTAGGCGGCGTAGGCGGCGTCGGTGGCGGCGTTGGCCTTGGCGTAGGCGTCTGCAGCGGCCTTGGCGTCGGTGGCGGCGTCAATGGCGTCGGCGTAGGCGGCGTTGGCCTTGGCGTAAGCGGCCTTGGCGTCGGCGTAGGCGGCGTAGGCGGCGTCGGTGGCGGCGTCAGCCTTGGCGTAAGCGGCCTTGGCGTCGGCGTAGGCGGCGTAGGCGGCGTCGGTGGCGGCGTTGGCCTTGGCGTAGGCGTCTGCAGCGGCCTTGGCGTCGGCGTAGGCGGCGTCAATGGCGGCGAGAAACTTTTTTCGTTTGTTACGCGGTAATACCATGTTTGTTCCTCCTCAATAGGCACAATTGTTACCAACGCAGATCATCCGGCAGTTTCGAGTAGATCATATCGCAGATACGTTCATACACAATCGCCGCGCCAACACGTCCCGCTGTACGGCACTGCATAGCTACGTATTTGTTGACGGCATAATTGCGGATGTGACCTGCAATAGCGAGATAACCTTTTCGCCTATCACCGATAAGTGCGGCAGCCTTATCGCGTTGTGGTCGGCCCGTCCGACCGATATAGGCCAACCACGCGCTAAGGTCATCGCGCGTCATGCAGTCTAAATTAGGCACGGTGTTCATCTTTGTTCCTCCATAATAGGCACAATTCCCATGCCCAAAGTATACACTATGCGCCTACCGAAGTCAACTTTTTTTGCGTCGATTCCTCTTGTATTTTTTACCCACATATGTTATGCTTGTCCATATTCCGGTTGTAGTCCACCCACAAACGGGCAACGTCCCATAACGACAATAGGGGCAAGCGTCCCATAACGTCTACCCCTCCCCAGGTCCTATAATCACATACCCTCACCAGTATCAAATTACGAGCCGACCCAAGCGCATGAAAAAAGCCCCCGCAGAGATGGTCTCTGGGAGGCTCAGGGTGAGAAAGAAAGGTGTTCAATCCAAGGGTGTTTCCACCCCTTAATAGTGCTCATCACACCGGCACGTTTCCCTATCCCCACACGGTTCTTGGTTCCATAACCGAGAGACGGTCGGGTAGCCTTTGACGTACCCAACCCCACCGGTCTTCTTCTCTTGCTTCGGCACGGCTGCAAACTGTTCCGCCCGTGCCACAGCCTTTTCGGTTATTGGTGTGCGTTCTGTCGTTGCCATTATTGTATCTCCAGCGTCCCCACCGTATTCCTATTCGTGTCTTGAAGGAACCACTCCCGCACAAAGGGTTCCTTCAATAACCTCTCCTCCACTCTGCGGAGGATTCCAGCCAACTCCCATTGTGGATCAAACGCAAACGCCGCGTTGTCCATATTCACTCGAATCACAGCCTCCATCGTTACCACTCCTCACAAGCCTTCAAGAACCGTCCCCTGTTGAACAACCCGTTTTCGATCTGGCATACATCGGCCACCCCGCTGCAACAACAATCCCATTGCAACCGGGCCGGTGTCTCACTTGTGTCCAACGGCCTCACGCTTGCCAATGCCTTTGCCAATGCTATGAAGTGCTTCCTCGACATCGTTACTTCTCCTCAAAAGTACAATCGTGTTCGGATGGTGTTCATATGCATAGTGTACACTATCCCAATACCTATTGCAAGCAAATTACGCGTCAATCTGATATTTTTCTTGCTTCCCCCTTCCACCCGTGATACAATCCCCCTGGATGTCTCTGTCTGCGCCCCTGGCCCCTCCGTCCCATAACGTAAAGGGGGTAGGCGTCCCACAACATCTGCCCCATCCATGTCCACTCATTCCCACGACCAAATTACGAGCCGACTCCCTCCGCAGTTCCCAATTACGATCCGGCCCGCCCCCGCCCCGTCTCTATCCCCGCCCTCCTATCCCGTTCCTTCTTCATCTTCCTGCGGAGGGCTACCACGATCCTCGACGCGTTCCCTAATCCCCACGACGCCATGAGCATATCCCCTATACCCTTAGCCACTTCCTCCGCCGCCGCACTTGACATCTTCCTCCTGGTAGGTATCATCTTGTTGGCTTCACCACGTAGCCCAGACCACCACAGGCGGGGCAGCTATGTCTCTTCTCCGTGTTCTCACAACAGGAACATCTCATTCCGTACAGACGCAGGTAGTTCCTATCGTACTTCTTCTTATCGACCAGCCTGTACCAACTTCCCTTGCTCATACCACACCCTTTCAAAAAATTGGCCCGGAGGGACTCGAACCCCCACCTTCCGGTCGATATCGCGCGTTCGCCGGACATTCTCTACTTTAAGCTACGGGCCATTTGGTAGAAAAAAACGTCCCCCACAGGGCGGGGATGGTGGTCGTTAGACCCCCCCTATTGACCCTGCGGAGGGTATCCATAGCTCATCTACGTATCATAGTATGAGGGTCCATCCTCATAGGAGTCCTCCATTCCATCATAGTCCTCGTCCTTGTCGTCCATGCAATCATCCCCACAATCCTCATCGTCTGTGTCTTGCTCATCCTCGTCAGAATCCACATCATCGTCACAGTCATCCTCGTAGTCGTCCGGGTCCAAGTCGCTAATCCGGTCATCGTAATTGGGGTCTACCTTGTACTCTGTCATCGTTCAACCCTTTCATTTTTCTCTATGATATACTATAGTACAACGCTTGTCAAGAGCAATTATCCTTTTTTCGAGGAAAAATTGCTTTTGTGGTAGGGTTCTCCGCGCCCCATAGGCATCATCACGTGGATCGGTTCCCCGTCCAACACCACCGCCGCCGACAGGATGGGCTTATCATCCATCTCCCTACCGTACACGAACTGGAAGGCATCCATGTCTATCCCGCACCCTACATCCATCGCAAATACCCGCTCGTCCCAGTTCACACGCCACTTCACCCCGGCCCTACTGTGGCAGTGGCCCATGACCACGCTCTTGAGCATCTTGCCCGACTTGGTCCATGCCGGGTGAATCCCCCCTGACTTGGAACCATGGCAATAATACACGTTGTCGAATTTGAAGTGAAAACCCCAGGTCCAGGTAAGAGGCTTGATGCTCTTGTCCTTCTTCTCGTATCCCCACAACGTGTTATAGTTCAGCAAGGCCCGCTCCGGTATTCCCACGGTCTTAGCCAATCGCTGCGGCCTACAATCGTGGTTCCCGATACACACCATAGCATTAGGGAACGCCTTGTGCCACAGGTGAATCTTCTCACGGGTCTGTTCATACTCATCACCCGCCCCCGGACACTCAGGTTCCTTAGCGTGAAAACTAATCGCGTGCCAATCCACCACGTCCCCGATGAATACCACCGTATCACACTTGTACTTCCTCCGCAGGTCTTGGCAGAACGCCAAGTATCCCGGATGCGTCACCGGCTCATGCAGGTCCCCGATCACCATTACACGCATGACTCCACCTCCAGTTTTCGTTTCAGCGTTTCCAAATCTGCGTATACGGGAATACCCTTCTCCTTGGCCCGCTCAATCTCCCGCGCCGTCCCTGCGGAGGTCTCCCACCCGGGAACTAGGAACACTGCATCACATACGTCGAGGAAAGCCTGGCTGTTGTTGAAGTAGTCAGTGTATTCCCAATTCCCGAATACGACCCCCTGGATCATATCAATAGCCGGGACGTACACAGCGTACCCCAACTGCCTAACCCGTTCCCCCCATTTTATCATCCGATGTACATTTCTTAAGTACCCACACGCATCATCACTGAGTTTCCCCGCAATGTATACTCGTTTCATTACTTATCCTCCGCAGATTTGATGATTTCGTGCAGGCACCCCATAGCGTTGAATATAATGGCGCACAGGGTATCCTCGGCTATCACTTTACCATGATTGTCAAACTCTTCATAGCCCTGTTGGATCAACCAATAGGCTATCGCGTGACGAATGAGACTATCTAAGTACGTCTCAACCGGAATCCCCTTTTTCCAGTTATCAAATTCCCTTCTCGATCCATCTGGCAAGGTCCTGTGCTGATCGAGGTACTGCACGTATCTCCGCAGCACAATTGGAGAGAGTGCCTTGACGTAGGACAACTTCCCTTGCACCGTATCTCTCGTGGCCCCCCCGCCGAACGTCCTAATCTGTTCATCTGCCATCTTCTATTCCTTTCCTACCAAGCATTACATCCCCTGACAACAGGGGAATCTTCACGTAGAAAACGTCCCCATTCCGCATGAATATCCCGGTCGTTTCCACCTTCCGAGCCTCCGCAGTGGTCGGCCCCAGGATATCCCGGCTTACATAAGCCCGGAATCCCATAGGCATAGGGTAGATCGGTGCCCCCCCCAGCCACGTCACCCCCTCTCCACCCAGCATTGGGCAGTAAATAGCCATCTTGAGCACCGAGTCACTCTGCGGAGGATGATTGGCCGTTATGACCAGTGCCCCGCAGAACCCCACGAATTGCTGCTTGACCAGTATGGGTGCCCCTCGTGGAAATATCCTCTGGCACAGAACGTAGTACCCCCTCGGTTTCCCCTTGACCACATGAGGGCACAAGCTAACTGGAATACGAATTGGCTCCATAAAGTGCGGAGTAGGAGTCGAACCTACACCTCCAGGACTTATCGGCCATCTGATGTTTGCAACCATCTGATAGTTGCTCCTGGTGCTCTCCGAGAGCTTCCGCGCGTAATCGCTCCAAGCGGGAATCGAACCCGCATCACCCGCTCTCGGCGGGGTCCTTCCTGGGGACGTAGCCCTTTAGACGATTGGAGCAACAGGGGGCGGGACAGGTCTTGAGCCTGAAAGTGGCCTGCACCACCCGCCCCCACAACCCCGGCCCACCGGATAGCCAGCTATTGCGAGGCGTTACGGATTTACGGCCGGGGTCCTACACTCAGATCAACCCAACCCTACGGGGGGGTAGTATTGTCCCCCACCTGCACCGGAATAACCTCCTTCAAGCGGCAGTTGGTGTACTCCCTACCGTCCTTCTTGCTTGTGGTGGTGATGATCTCGACGTTCAGGATCGTCCCAACCGACTTCATCATTACGTCGTTGGCCAGTGCCAGGGAATCAATCGCGGCACCGTTGTTCAGCACCCGCGCGGTCTGCTTGAGAATCCCCAACTGCTTGGTGCTGTAGAACCCCGCGCTGAACTCCTGCCCGTTCAGCTTGCCATCTTCGCGCTTCTCGATCCGTGCCGTCAACTTCCACCAACCCTGCGTACCCTCGAATACGCCCTTGTCGCACTTGATAATGGTGACGATGTACTTGTCATCCGGAGGCATCCAATCTGAGAACTCCCGCGCGTCCTTGAAAGCTGCATTATGTTCCGCCAAAAGTTGTTCAAACCCCAAATCTGACATCTTGAATCTCCAAATTACGAACTCTGTTTCGCACGCTCGACCACAACGGCCGAGTCATACCTATTCACGAACGCCATCCACCCTTCCACCAAGGGCAACTCGAACTTGCGCTCCATACTCGGAACACCACGGCTCTTGTTGTCCCTTGACTCCGTGGTCATCGAATCCACGTAGTACACATGCCTTGTCTCCGATCCGGCCGGGACCTCAATCACTTGGCCCCCCGGCAACGTCTTCTTGACCTTCTTCTCAACCGTCTGGGGGATGCAGTACACCGTGAGCTTGAAGTCCGCCTTGGTCAGAATCTTCTTGGCCACCCCCGGATACACGCTCTCCCTGATCTTCGTCACCATCTTCTTGGACGCCGGATCGACCTCATCCTTGGTCCTCATGTGCCCCACCACTGCCCACGCATACCCGGCCTGCTCGATGTCCAGAATCTTGGACCAGAACCGTTGCAGGATCAGGTTGTACCCGTACCCCTCGCTCCGGTAGTCCGTGATGTCCTCGACGCCCTTCTCCTCTTCGAGCTTATGCTTGACCATCGCAATCAACTCATCCACCGTATCAAAGGTCACGCGCCGGAACCGCCTGTTGTTGTTCTTGGCGTCCACGAGGAGCTTGTCCACGATAGCGTCGAGGCTGGCGTAGTCCTTGACGTAAATCCTCGTCGCGTGCCCGCCCGGCACCGCGTTGGCCCCATCATCGAAATCCAAGATCAGATTGTCGGGGATACTGGAGATGAACGTAGTCTTCCCCTCCCCACTCGGACCCACGATAAACAGCCTCAGCCCCACCGCCACCTTCGGATCATACCCACGTTTTGCCCCCAGAGCCGCCCAATCGTCAGGCACCACGGGCACGGTATTGGGCGTAACCTCCACTATCGGATTCGTAGTCGGTTGGTCCATTACTTCTCCTCCGCAGGGGCCGCTCGTGCAGCCGCCTCAATGAACAGGCAGATGTCGTTTAGGTGTCCGAGATATTCCATCCGTCTTGACTTGGGAATCGCTTCAAACATATCATTGGTGGTATCCAATGTTGCTGCCGCTTCTTCCTTCGTAAACTGGCCTTGTGCCATATATCACCTCACAAATTAAGGGTTGCTTTCACCACCGCCACGGCCGATTGCGTATCGGTATCCTGAATCCCATTCATCACAACCTTGATCTTGTCGAGCATGATTGGCGCGTCCTTCATCTCCTTCATAATTGCCGAGACGCTCTGCACGACCTCCGTGAACGCTTTAGCCTTGGCCTGAACCTCCGCAGAGGATTCCGAAGTGGCCTGGTCTACTGCCTGTTCCAATTCTGCGGAGGTAACATCACCAGGCCTCTTACGCATCAGGCCCAGGAATCCCGTCAGCGTCCCGAACCCGGCCAGGCCCAGGCCCATCGACAGTAGGCCCTTCTCTCCGAACAGGGTTTCCTCCCGTTGCTGCGCCATCGTCACGTTGCTCGTCACCGCGTCCTTGATAGTCCCATACACCAAGGTATCCGTCTGTAGCTTCTGTTGCAAGTCCAGTTGGATTGACTGGTGGGCGGAATCCACCCGGCCCGAAAGCATTTTCGCCTTGGCCAGATTTGGGTATCCATCGAAGTCCCCCACACTCGCCGCCCCGCTCTCGACCGCGTACTCCTTGGCCCTCTGGTCAAGGGTAGCTGGCGTAACAACGTCGCTGAACGCCGCACACCCCAGCCCCGCCCCGATCACGACCAAGCACACCATAACCACGATTGTCTTCCCCATCATTTATCTCCAATCTCGAACATTGCTTTGAGTTTCGCCCACATGGTCTTCTGTTCCTCCGTGGGGGGTTTACCACAGCACTTCTTGTACTTGTGCCCCGAACCGCACGGGCACTTGTCATTTCGTCCCGTCTTCATTAATCTCTTCATGTTTTTCTTCTCCATTTTCTATCTCCTTTCGATCTGCGAACCGATACCTGGTTTCAAACAACGCATCCCAATTCTTTGGGTCCGTCTCACACAACTCATGGTACACGCATTGTTTCTCATACGCGAAGCACTCCCTCCGTGTCACGTCTCGGTCGAAATACGCGGGGATGACGCCCCTACGCCCCTGCAAATTCCTCAAAACATTGCACGCATACACCAACTCCTCCGACCACATCGGCTCGGTGTAGATGATCCCTCTCGACCGGATATGATCATCGGGCTTCTCGGCATACCATTCTTTGACCCTGCGGAGGTAGGCATCGGGGAGGGGAACGTTCCACTCCTTGGCGTGCTTCTCGTCCGTCTTGCACAACTTGATCCCTGGCGTCGTGATCCCGTCAAGTATGAATCCTCTGATAACTCCGTACCCAGGAGATACCAAGATTCTATATATCCTTGCCTGCAACGACCACGCGATTCCACCGAAGATTGACTCCAAAGACCGTCCGGTGCTCTTATGGTCTCGAATCCACACTGAATTTTCAGTCGTCGATGTATCACGTAGGATTTTATCGACCGTCCCCTCGAATAGGAAGGGCCAACTTTGAAAATGAACTTGCAATTTTGTCTCCACCCACTGAGTCTCGAAGTAGAGGGGTTGAGGGAATCGTTCCCAGAAGATTTGGGACATGGCGACGGCCTTATTATACAACTCGGTCAGCATCCCAGCCTGACGAGCCGTGTTCCCGTCGAGGTCCTCCCCCTTGTTTACCCGATCCATTAGGGCCGTCTGCTGCTTCTGTACCTCGGCCATCACCGTCATCTCGCTGCCCGGCCCCAGACATTGCAACCGATGGTAGATCGTACCGAGCGTAGCGGCATCCTTTCGCTCCGTGCCCCGCAACTCGATCCCCATGCGGTATTTGCACCACCACTTGCGCTTGCACGCCAAGGCACACGCCAACTTCGATTGGCTGCACACCACCGGAATAGGTTCAAGCTTGGTCAGGTCCATTATCATCCTCCAACGTCATGGGGTAACCTGCCTCAATTGCAAGCAGAACGATGGGGCAGGAAGGAAACAATTCCGAACACTGTTTCCAAGGGGCACAATCCCCGTCATCATAGTAGAAGCATCGTCGGTACTCGCTAAGAGTAAACAGGTCTTCGACAATTTTGAACATTTGCTCTTGTTTCATTGATCTCTCCTACGTAGCTATCCACGGATATCTCGGACGGAAGATAACGTACACCTCCGCAGAGAATGAATGGGCAATGTCATTCAACCCACTCAGAGTTACTCTTCCCCCCCCACAATCGCCGATCAATCCCTTAACCTCAAGTCCAGAAATATGGTCTTCCCCAGGAGCACAGTAGACATCCTCCCAATGTACACAATTGGCAAGGTCATCCCATGTCATCTGAAAGTCGGTGAGCTTCTGTTCAATGGCCGTCTTGAGTTGGGTACACATTCTCTCATACGACTCTTGCCGCAGGAGTTCCAACTTCTCTGTGCTCACGCCCTTGTTTGGATCAATCATTGTGGTTCAAATCTCCCACTCTGTGTTTGAATTTCCAGGGCCTCTATCCGCTCCTCCAGTTTCGCTATAGTCTCTTGTTGGACTATAACCTTGGCTTCTAGGTCGATAAGTCTTCGCCATGTTCTATCGTCAGTCATTGGTTCTCTCTGGTTAAGAAAAACGAGCGGGCGGATCGAAGACACTGCCAACGACCCGCCCGACTCTGCGGAGGTCAAATCTGGTGGGTGTTGCGAGCCAACTCTTTACGTTTCCGTGGGTCCAACAGGACTTGTTGTGCAACACCCACAACTGTATTGTATCCGATTTGCTACCATAGGTCAAGGGAAAATCACGATTTCTCAACATTTTTTTCGTCCTCGTCCAGGACCCATTGAAGTGCCAACGCATAGCATCGTAACTTGATCCGCGTATAGATATCACTGGTCGAATCCGTCTTTGGCATATCGGCACGGGTAGCTTCCAATTCTTCCATGATTTCCTTCTCTGGTCTCATTCATTGCCCCCATCCAGCAACACCGGGGGAACATCGAATACATCCGTCAGCGCACAAGCCAGCATTATATGGAGCATGAGGGTCCCCACCTTCCTCCGCACGTCGGGGCTACGGGACTTCCACGGGAGGAAGATCGTATGGAATCCGTACTTGGCCATTGCCATCGCCAGCCGGTGGCACACGAACTCCGGCTGCTTGATACGGGGGTCGTCCGCCAGCAACTCCACGGGGGACGCCTCCACCAGCAGGTACGGGAACTTGCACCCACACGACAGCTTCCGAAACGCCTTGGCCTGCCTCACCCGGTCATGGGTATCGTTCAGGTTCTTGAAGATTTCCAGTTGGGTCGCTTTCCTCTCGAACACGCACAGGTCTGGGTACTCCACCAGCCGGTAGTCCCCAAACGGAAGCGCGATCCGTTCCTCCTTGACGGGGATCACCAACTCCTTGAACGTCAACTCTGGGTGGGCAATCCTGATGGTTGCCGGGAACAGAATTGGGCACTGTTCCCTCGTGTCGATCTGCACCGTGATCCCCTGCGGAATCGCATACCTATAGAACACATCATTGTTGGTCATACGTCATTCCCCCATACGTCCCATCCTTCTGTTTTCGTTCGTGCAAACAACTCTATTCGAGAAACGTCTCCGCAGAGTTGAACTATTCTATCTCGAATCTCCGAAGGCTTCTCCGAATGTCTTCCAATTCGAGCGTCACAAACTTGTAGAACACTTCTACTCTTTCTCAACGTCTGGCAATGTCCTTTCGTCCCCAACAGACAAATCTCCGAGTTGGCCCTTGTGTAGTTCCCGCACCCTACGAAGTAGGAGTCCGATACCCTATTCCTCTTGATCCATGTAAAGGCGCAAGTAGCATACTTGAATCCCCAAGCGTCAATTACCTTTAATCCAGAAGGAAGATTGGGAAACGTCACCCATAAAAACAGAAAACATGTTTCTTCCGACAAGGAAGGCACTGGTAGCTTCTGTATCCATTCTTCATCCTGTACTTCGTAGTGATTCGCCGGGCATTTCAGCCCACTACCGTTATTCCACCCCAATCCGTTCCACGGGGGATCAGCATAGATCACAGTGTATTTCCTGTCCGGGAATGGAATCATGTCTCTTTCCTTTCATAATCCCACGGCACTGTTCTTCCCACCCACCTCGAAAACACTTCGAGCAGGGGGGGATGTTTCATACAGTCGCCCATGATCGCGTCCACTCGTTCTCCCTCCGCAGGGTAAGTGTCCACAAACAGAGCGTCGTAGATTTGCAGGCATATCACACTGCGGAGGTTTGCTTCCATGAAACGTGCTTGGGCCCGGTACTGGACTGAGTGCAGCAGTTGGGCGCAGGGGGTCTGGTGGAGGAAGTTGCATATTTCCCCCCCCTTTCCAGCCGTACACCCGACCCCGAACGTCCTGGACCATCCGGTGGGCAGAACAAGATACCCCTGTCTACCGGCCAAGGCTATCATCTCATCTTGCCACGCCTTGTATACGTGGTGTTTGGCATACCACGTCTTGATCGCCCGATCACAGAACTCAATATCGACCTCGATTCCCGCGTCTCTCCGGGCCGTGCTCTGAAAGGCGTCGGCCCCCCCACGGAACAGGACGAGGAAATTGAGCGTCTTCCCCAGTGCGTACTTCACCGGCTCCCGCTTCTTGAACCCCACCGGGTTCTCGTTGGGGAACAGCGTCAAGGCGGTTCGAGTATGGATGCTCTCCCCTTCTTTCGTATAGGCTTCCATGAGCAGGGGGTCGCCAGACAGCAACGCTGCCATCCGTAGATGATCTTGGTTCACGTCGTACTCAACGATCTTCCCCCCCGGCCATCGGGAGCACGAGCAATCACGTATGCTGTGTGGCTCCGTCTGCCGGGCGGGTTTCTTGCACGAGAACCGTCCCTGAATCTGACCCCCGCTCTTGACATCCGAACTTCCCCCCCGCTCCGAGTACATAGGAATTGCGTACCACGTCGGATAGACCATCCCCACGTCCCCGGTGTGTGGCATAATCCCCTTCCGAGGATCGATCAGGAGCGGACCCGTGTAAGTAGAAACGAGTTTGGATCGTTCCTTGTAGTCCTGGAACATCGCAATAAGTTGCTTGTTCTTTCCCTCCGGAATATGTTCCAAGATGAGATTGACGTTCTCGACCCCTATCGAAATCTTCTTTGTCTTCCCCGTCCACTCCACTCGGCTGTCTTCCAACAACCCTGCTTCTCGCAGGCAGTCGAGTAGGAGTTGTCTCAGGGGAGCATCTGATCCGGTCCCGCAAAGTTTGATCTCGTGGTCCGTCTCTGCGGAGGTCAAGAGATTTTGGCATCGGATGGTCTCTTCCTCATGGAAAGCCTGTAGCTTGGCGACGTCAAATGAGCTACCCGTCTCTTCCAGGTAGAACGTATCCCACAGGATCATGTTCCGAGTCCAAGCGCAGGTCTTGCTCAACTTGGGAGAGTCGGGGCCGTATCGTTCCTTGATCCTCCGCAGGAGTTCCTCGTACAGGACGAGGGTAGCCGCCGCGTCAAGGCAGTTGTAGTAGTGTAAGTCCTTATCCCACGAGGACTTAGCATTACCAGACTTTCCGGTTACGTTAACTTCGGAATAGTCCGCGATCCCGAATAGCGTAGCCAATTCCTTGAGGCCCTTCTCCGGCTGCTGCTCATAGAGGAGGAAACTCAACAACAACGTGTCGTCCAGAGTTATTCGTCTTTGGTTAATCAGGAATGGAAGTATTGGGTCTTTTGACAAGTACAAATACAAGAGATCGAACTTGATATTCTGTCCAACCACCACAACCTTTTGTTCGTTAATCCGGTAAAACCATTCCCGTATCTGCTCTTTGTGATGGGGTTCAGACCACACATACTGCGCCGTCCTCAGTCTGTCCCCATCCCTCCATCCAAACGCTACGGAGACGATCTGGTCCTCGAACGGAACCCCGTCGATCTCCTTCGACTTGATCGGGTGGAACACCGTCTGTTCCTTACCCTCCAAGATTCCATAGGTCTCGATGTCCATTGTGACGAACGGGGGTAGAACCTGCGGAGGATCAATCCCCACCTCCGGATCAATCTGCAACGCATTGGGGATTAACTCCCCCCGGAGGTAGCGAAGGATCAACGAGAAATGGGTTTCGACGGCGAATATTTTCCCCGGCTCCCGCAATGGGTGAAGCATAGCAGGATGGAACGTGCAAAACACACGAACCTTACCACCAAATACAGCACTCTTCTGACCCTGCTTCTTGAGGGCCGCACCCAATGAGGACAGGTGAAGGGCGGAATAGGCTGCCTTAGCTCCCAACGCCACGATAACGACCTCTTCATACATTCCTCCAAGTATAGCTACGTCCTCTTGCAAGTACGGGAGGCACGCCCGGATATTGGACTGTGACTCGTCCGCCCCCTGCGGGGGTTTGCACCGGCAGGAATTGACCAAGTACACGTCAGCGTAGTCCGTCAGTCGCGACGCCCGGACCATCTTCTCCAACAACTGGCCGGTGAATCCAACGAACGACTTCCCTTTCATATCCTCTTGGTGCCCCGGACTTTGGCCGGTAAATAAGATTGCTACGTTTTTTTGTAGTGGTTGTCCATCATAGAGACTTCTTGTGGGTAGTCCGGGATTCCTTGCCGATTGGTACAATGGGCATAGTTTACAATCTGAATGTGATTCAAACGTCAGGCTGCCCACAAATAGCCCCATGTCTTTCTATTCACGATCTGCCCGACTGTGACAACACTTATACCATAGCTTTCTGCTATTTCCCTTCGTGTAAACTCCCCGGTCCTCCACATGTAGACGATGAGCCTAACGTCTCTCTCCGTCAGCTTTGCCGCAGGATTATCTTCCCCTATGCCAATTGGAGGATTGACCTTTGTTCCATGTCTTACTGAATCCATGACATTCTCTTTCCATGTTCCCCATTTAAGGTTCCCCAGTCGGTTATCACTTGGGTCCCCGTTCAAGTGTCTACATTGCATCCCATCCGGACAAGGACCCACGAATGTCTCCAGCACCAACACATGAACTCGTCTTTCAAATCTTTTCTCCCCGGCGCATAGGTGTACTCTCCTATACCCAAAAGAATCGTGGCGGAGTCTCAACCAACGTCCATGTTTACTCCAACCTTTTCCTGGTTTTGGATTGGACCATACACGCCCATCATCGGTTACTTGATATCCGGGGCAATATGGTACGGGTTTCATCGTCATGCGTAGATTGTACCCTCTGCGGAGGTTGGATGCAAGAGAAATCTACTACGGTTAAAAGTTGGTAATATCTGGGAGACCCACGAACTCCGATCTATTCCTCAACCACATCCATAACTTGTGGTATCGTTCATGGTCATAGTCCTCAGGGTTACGAGGGCGGTTAGGTAGTCCTTCATCCAATAGACACATCGCCTGTACGGACGCCACGTCATTAAGATGAATAGGCCCATCCTCCAATGGACCGAAGCTTGAGCAATGACCAAGACCAAACAGATCATAACCACCTGATTTACACTTGGTGATTGCTACTCCGCTCCCCTCATAACCACTTGCCTCGTACCAGTACACGAACCACTCGTACTCTTCCTCAAGGATATTCTTCCAGTCCCAATCGGAGAACTCGTCTGGCCCAATTTTGTATTTTTCCATTTTTCTTCCTTTCTGTATGCACACATTGTACTACCTACGGGGTATCAATGCAAGAGAAATCTACTGGAGGGAGGCGTAATATCTCTGCACGGAGTCGGGTCCGCCCTGTTCGATATCCTCCGTCATCCGTCCCAGCCCCGCCTCTCCGATAACCTGTGAGAATATCGGACGGTAGGCGGTGGGGATTCCCCTCTCGATGCGGGACAGTCGGCTGATCTGCTTGCGGTTCTCAATAGCTTTCAGGTCAGACTTCTTGATCTGCAACTCCCCAAGCTCCGGGTACACCTTCTGGAACTCGGCCTTGATCTTGTCGGCCTTCTGGGTCTCGTTGTCCGTGATCGCTTGGGTGAAATCCCGTCGGTATCCCCGAATACGATCTCTCTGGGACACCAGCCACTTAGCCGCGCCAGCCTCCGCAGAGACGGAGGTGGGGCGCAGACCCATAGACCGTAGGGTAAGCTCCATCGGGGAGAGTGTCCCGATCAATGACTTGTTATGGTCATATAGGGGCACCCGGCCCTCCGGAGTCGGGTTCGTGTAGTCCGCGTACCGGGGGGAGAGCGTCCGGTAGGCCCGGCTCAGTGCGATCCCACCCGGAACCGCCATAGCCGCAGCCCCCGCCAGTTGGGACGTATCCCCCTTCAACAGTCCCATCGCTGTCGTTCCCGCCACCTGTGCAATCGGAGGTACAAATGGGAACGGGTAGAACGGGGACTTCTCATACTCCGGGATAGGCAATGCCCCCGTCATCAACCCCTTGGATATGTCGACCCCCAGAAGGTCCCGCGCCGTCAGGTATGCCGCCGCTGATCCAGCCGTAGCCCGTCCGATGAATCCAAAATCGAGCTTGCTGGGGTCCATCCCCATACGTAGCGAGCCATGCAACGCCCCCATCATGCGAAGGGGGAAGTGCATGAACTGCCTCGCCGCTGGGGACCAATTCATAATGGCCTTGGGTACCCCCAGTGGTCCCCCCGTAAAATTGGATACCATGTTGAGGGTCTGCCCCACCTCACCCGCTTCCTTGAGGATAGCTGCCCGGCCCTCTGCGGAGGCTTCGGCCAGCTTGGTAGCGTTATGGAATAGGTGGGTATTCTTCCCGGAGTAGTAGGCCAGCAGTTTATTGTGAGTCTCGGAAGTGGAGAAGGGGAGCATCATCGCATCCTTGACCTTCCCCCACACGGTCTTTGCCCCCACACTCAACGCGCCCGATTGCTCCGTCTCTATAGCCAATTGGGTGCTGATCGCCTTAGATGCTGTCCCAAGGTCTTCTACGAAGTCGGGGAACGCCGCCTTGAACGCCTCGTCTCGCCCCACCCCCTTAGACAAGTCTCCAACATATCGGCTCATTCGAGATAGCATCCCCTCTTGACCGGCGAATCCCTTGAGGCCATACCATATACCACGCACGCCCACAGAGTTGACGGTTGTGAGGAGGGGTTGTAGTGAATTAGCTGCGGCCGACGATACGTTACCCCCCAAAGTGGATAGGTAGAAGTTACTCGCTGCGGCACTACTCATGGAATCGAGGGAAGAGAAGAATTTGGAGTCCTTGTAGTAGTTCATCAACCATTTCTTGTTCTCCGGCCCAATCACCGAGTCGATCATGGGGTGGCTTCCCAGCCAGTTGTATATCTTCTCCTTGTGTATAGTGGCATTTAAGGATCGTGCCAGTTGCTTGTCAGTCATCACTCCCCGGACGTGAGGAATAAGCCCGTCTTCCACATAGGATTTGGCCCACGGGTCCTTATCGAACTCCCCTTTACGCTTGACAATAGCCTCAATCTCTTTACCATACCCGGTCCCATGCCACGCATGGGTATCTGCCACGGTGCTTACGTACCGGCCCAGTGCCTCATGGGGATCGAGGGAATACTGTCCCGGCTCTGCCAGCACCCTACCGATGCTTTGGAACTCCTTCTTGATTGCCTCCTGCCCCCCGAACCGTGCCTGTTGGAGAGATAGGGCCATTGCGTCCAAGGTAGACCTAGCCTTTTCTGGTTTACCCAACCGAGCCACAAAATTCATATTACTCTTCTCGGAATACTCGGTCATCCTCTGGGCGAACATGGCCCGGTGTGCCCCCTCGTCCGTCCCGATCACCTTGACCTCGTTCCACACCCTCTCCACTGTACTCGCCGCTTCTCCCGACCACCTATTCAAGACCGCACGAGCCGCCTTATTGTATCCGAGCGGAATCATCCCGGCCTTTTCCATCTCCAACAGGTTATCCAAGTTGCCCATTGAGTAATCAGGGCGTTCCACATAGGCCCCACTCACCTTTGTATAATCCTCATCATGCACGTAGTTACGACTCTGTACACCGCTCACTCCTCGGTGGTAGTCATTCTCGTACCTGTTGAATTTTACCGAACGGGGGAAATGGCTATCTATCCTCCCCCCAGAAACCAACCCCTTCTTCTCAACCGCATCGTGGATACGCTTCTCCGCCTCTGGATTGCTGGTGGCCCACTTCCATACGTCATCTTGCAAGTCCCGCATCTTATCGGCTGCTCCTACAACCTCTTTCCGCATCTTGCCTTGAAGTCCCGCTGCAACGGGAACATTCTTTCCCCCCATAAGTGCTATGATTTCCGGCTCATTCCCAAGCAGCTTCACCATACTGTGGTCTGCGTTTTGTAACCCATCCATCCGTGCCGCCACCGCAAGACGCTCGACCTTGCTCATGGGTCCGGCATCGAGGAATATCTTGTTGGCCCTCTCCCAATACTTCAGTTTGAACGCAGCCGTGGCCTCATACACAGAGTTCAACTTCTCGAACAGTCCGGGGTGTGTGCGCAGGTTCATCATCGCCCCGTGCATCCCGGCGAACAACGAGTCCATCGCAGCGGCCTTGGGCAATAAACCCCTCCGCAGGGCGAGAAGAGGTTCGGTCGTGCCCAGGGGAAATTTCCAAAGGCCCACGACCAGCCCGGCGATCACGAGGGGGTTGGTGGCTATGTCGGTGATGGTCTTGAGGATTGGGTTTGGGTGCTTGCCGGGCAGGAGCGTATCCCGCACCGTCTTGATCTGGGTGGGGGTGAGTGTAGAGGGGGACAGCATCGCTCTGGTAATACCATCAACGTCGCCACGGAGGAGGTTGGCAAATGCGAGTTGGGGCCTGTCATACCCGGTGATTGGGAAGTCTGCGGAGGCTACCCCATAGGGAGCGTCGTCATCGAGTTCATATTTTTTGCCCATCTCCTAACGCCCGCCGATAAGTCTTTCGCCCCTTGCAAGAGAAGGACCAATAACGCCTCCCGACAGGTGGGACATCAGGCTTTGCCGAGCTTCGGACTCTTCGAGTTGAGCTTGGGGTAACGCCGCCTGGTAGTACAAGCTCTCTGGGGTCACGGACCTACCCTGTGACTGTAAGGCTTCCCGTTGCAGGTCGGCCTCTCCCATCTCCGTAGGAAGATTGAGCATCTTTTGAATGGCAGCAAATAGCAGGAGGCCCGGAGCATAGGGTCCGACCTTCTTGGCCACTCTCGTACCCAATCCTTCCGCAGGTAAAGTCTGGATTCCCCCTGTAACCTTCGATATCCTGGGGTTGAGTCTCATTTTTTCTTTCACGGACCCGCTTACCCTGTCACGCAAGGCTCTTCTCATAAACTCCCGTGCGGATTTTGTTGCCATTACAGATTACTCCTCAAGATTCCCGTGATCCCCCCGCCAGCAGCCGGTTGGCTCCCCGCCATCCCAGGTGTTCCCGCCATCCCCTGCGCGGCCTGGAGTAGCATGGCCACTTGATTCTGCTGTCCAGATAGGAACATCTCCATCATCCTATCCTCCTGTGCTCGACGGAGATCCTCTTTCCGTATCTCTCTCGTCTCCTTTAAGGACTTCTCCGTGCCCGCTCTGGATTCTTGCACCAGCAACTTGGTAGCCTCCGCAGACATCCCGGCGAGTTTCTCCTGCAATGCAAGTTCCGCGCGGGAGATATTCCGTTGTCCTGCTGCTCCGAACTGCCCAAGAATCTCATTCCCAAAGTAGGCCCCACCGGCCAAAGCAGCAAGACCACCAGGAGTCGATGCAGCTTCTTCCGCCTTCCCCCATCCTGCCTTGGCCAGTCCGGGCGTGGCCTTACCCGCGGCCTTAGCCCCTCTACCCAACATCTTTAATCCACCGGGGACCATCGCAAGAAGAGACAACAGCTTGAGCAATGCAGCAGGCATAGTTACAGTCCTTCAATACCACGAGTATCCAATTGATCCAACGTCAGTTTCCTCGCGGGAACCACAGGTGTTATTGACCCTGCGGAGGGAAACACGGATAGCTTCATCTTGTTGAGAAAATCATACGCTTCAACATCCTCTGGAGTAGCATTGGGGGGGTAGGCATACGGGTCACTATATTCCATCTTCTTCCTTAGTCCTTCTTTGACAGAAGCCGTTGCTTTTCTCATATCACCCATAAGGACTTTACGCAACGCTATTTCCGAACTTACGGTAGACCCGCTGATTGACCCTGTAGCTTCACGTATAACATGGGCCACCGTCTTACCAGTTTGGTCCCCTGCAATCTTCGTCCCTGTTTCACCACCCAATCCCATCAACGTTGACCTCCGCAGACCCAACCTTACCTTCTCTCTCCCCCACGCTTTCTTGTCGCTCTCCGTTGAGGATTCCTTGATCTTCTCATCTACCGCCAACATCCCACCATCCAGACCAGCGATAGCCTTCCGAACATCCATATAGTCAATCTCTCCCCGTGCAATCCCGTCCTTGATCTTATGGGCATCGGAACTACTCAATGCGGTGATATCCACCTTGGACCCATTAGCAGTCACTCTCTCCTGAACCGCCCCAAGAATAGAACGCGTACCCCCGACAGTGATCGTCTCAGGCACATAACGAGTGGCAGGTCCGGCTTGGGTTCGTTCCGTTACAGCGTTTCGTACCTCCATAGGGATAGTTAGATCAAATCCCTTATTCTGCAGAATAGAATTTTTGGATAATTCTATTTGACCATCATGCACTATTTTGTCCTGTTCGGCCTTCTCCGCACTGGACGTCAATCCATCATCATACGTCGCCATAGCAGATTCTTGCATTTGGGAAAGATCGACGGCACTGAGCATTACTTTGGCGGATTCTCTGGCCGAAGCCAATGCAGCCGCCCCCCTTGCTCCCTCCAAAGCCATCAGCCGCCTATACGCCTTCTCCGCCCTCGCATCGTCGTGGCCTTGGTCGGCCAATTCCGCCTCGCGTAGAAGCTCGCTCTGCTTGGCCAAGAACCCCTGATTCTGGGTCTGGAGCATCTCCGTATGTTTCCGATCCTCCCCCTTGGACGCAATCTCCGCAGCCATTTCCTTATCCCGCATCGCCAAATCCGCCGCCTGCTTCTGTATCGCCTGCTGACCGGCCATCGCCTGTTGCTTCTCTGCGGAGGCGGTCTGCATCCCGGCCCGTTGCGTCTCACCCTGTTGCTGCATGGCCGTAATCAACCGATTGCTCGATTGCTGCTGGCCCTGTTGCAAGGATTGCGACACATAAGGATCAAGTTGTCCCCCCGTCACGTTTGGGGCATCCGGTGCTCTTGCCATACTATGTTCCTATAGATTGTCTTGGACCCCACTCCCCCGTAGTCAGGTTAGTTGTTCTATGGTAGGGGACGAAATTTGCTTTCGTATACGCTTGATTTTCTTCCTCCGCAGTGCGTTCGATCTGGGCAATGGCCACGAGCGTGGGGGTGATATCCATAGTGAACGTCGGACTCTGGACAATCCAGTTGGCGAGGTTCTCCATCCCGCTCATCTTCATCTGCTCCAGGGTAGCCTCCAACTGCGCCCCCTGCAACGCATACTGCTGACGGTTGGACTCTTGATACTTGAGCATCTCGACGTGTTGCTGCTCCTGGTAGCCAACGTACATGTTCGATTTGGTGTAGGCGTCGGAGGTTATAGCGAGATAGTTCTCCTGCTGCTGTGCCCGAATCTTGGAGAAATTCGATTGGATGTTGCTTTGCACCGTGGCCAGTGTCGTCTTCTTGCTGGCTTGGAACTGCTGGTACTCCTTGCTGTCCGTCCCATAGTTCTGAGAGATGTTCCTTTCCTCGTCCTTCATCGACCCCATCACCGCCTGAACCCCCGCCTGCATCTCGTGGGCCTTGGCGAAATCGTTGTCCTGGGCGATACTGGTATTGATCGCATCGAACTTCTTCAATACCAG